GTCATTGACGGTGGGCGAGCCGGTCACTGTGATGCTGCCGGCGGCCGCGGTGCCGGCGGCGTTGTCGAGCTGCGGGATGCACCAGGTCTCGGTGACCGGGTTGGCGAGCTTCAGGAAGTTGAACATGATCGCCAGCATCGAGCCCCGCCCGAAGAGTGCCACGGCCTGGGCGTAGGACAGCACCTGGACCGGCACGTTGGGGGTGGCCTGCGCCCCGGGCAGCATCTGGCCGAAGACCATGATCTTGTTGGGGATGAGCGGCAGACCCTTGCCCGCGAGCGAATTGTCGAACTCGATGAACTGGCCGGGAACCCGCCAATCCTGGGGGATGGTGTTGAAGCTGATGGTCATTGGGCATCTCCTTTATCACCTGCCTTGCGGGAGAGGGAGACATCGCCGGCGGTGAGGCGGCGGTACCAGAAGACGTTGGTCTCCTCGACCTCGATGCCCTCGGGCGGCAGCGGGCGCAGGGTGGCGGGGTCGCGCACCAGGCGGCCGGGAACCGGTTTGATGTGAATGGTCATGTCAGCTTCCTTGTGGTGGCAAAGTAAGGGTGTCGGTGACGGTCTCGTTCCAGGTCGCGGTCAAGGTGATCCAATCGGCCAGGCTCAAGGTCGCGGGCACCGAAAGCGCCAACGCGAAACGCACGCTGTAGAGGCTCAATCCCTGATCATCGAGGGAGGCGGCATAAAGGTTCTTGACGTCGTGCGCCGCGAGCGTGCCGAGCCCGGGCAGCGCCAGATTGTGGAGCGCGGCGATCACCTGCTCGACGAGCTGGTAGGCGGCAAGGCGGCGCGCCTTCTCGCCGCTGGCCGAATGGGTGAGGACGAACACCTGGAAATCGGCATCCAAGATGGCATCGGTCTCCGCCCGGAGTCTCCCTCCCTCGAACGCCACGTAAAGCGCCGGGGCGAGGCGCAGGCGCCGCTCCGCCTCCTTGAGATCGAAGCCCGCCGGAACACTGTCCACCACCCGCACCGGGGCGGCGGCGGCGAGTGCCGCGATCATCGCGTTTTCGACATCCGCGATCATGGCAGACTATCCCGGGGGAAAAGATAGTCGCGCAAATGGTGCTCGCTGAAGACGCGCCGGTTGGCGGTGACCGCGATCGCCGGCGCATCCGGAGCGGTGTCGGAAAGCGCGGTGTCGAGCCCCAGCCCATAAGTCCCGTCCGCGACGAGACCCAGCCATTGGCGGGCATCATCGTAACGCCGGCGCATCTCCTCGGTGGGGAGGGTGGCGAGGAGATAGCGGGCGATATCGCAGGCGAGACTCTCGAGCCGCTCCGGGATCTGCGCCAAGGGGAGCGTGTAGCGCGAGACCAGGTAGCTATCGATGATGGTGCCGGTGTCGCCGAGACTTTGCGCCACCCGCGCCTCATCGATAGTGCCGGCGCCGGTGAGATCACTGATCTCGGTGATCTCTTCGGTGCCGAAGCGGGCGGTGAGGCTCGCGAGTGTCGCGTAAGCGGTCATTTACCGCTCTTCTCGCGGATGGCGCCGATCGCCTTCAATTCGGCTGCCTGGGCGGGAGTGAGCTCGATCGCGTCACCCAGGGCATAAGCGTCCTTGTCGAGCTGGATACGGCGAAGGGCGATGTATTTGGTGGTGGTATCAGTGGGCATGATGCCCTCTCAGTTCGGTTGCTGGATCAAAAACGCCGCCCCCGGCGCTGCGATCACCGGGGCGCGTTCGTAGCCGGTCGGGTAGATCCAGCTCTTGGCGTTGTTGTCGTAGTAGGGCGGCTCCACCAGCGGGTTGCCGCGCATGGTGTAGGTGTAGCCAAGGCTCGGCTGCTCGGGTCCGGTGGGGTCGGGGGGGGAGTAGGAGAGGAGGCAGTTATTCCCCCAGACATCGGAGAAATTCCCCTGATCGTCCGAACTCACCGCTTTGCCCACCACCACCTTATCGAGCTGGAAGAGGCGGGCGATCATGTCCTCGGTGATGGCGTCGTGGCTGGTGAACTGGAAGCGGGTGATGATCGAGGGATTGGAGATGAGCGCGACCCAGGCTTGCGGGCTGAAGACACCCAGGGTCGGATAGATGCCGACACTGGCGCGGATCGCCTCGCGATATTGCAGGATCTGCTGATAGGGGGTGGCGGCGGGGTTGCTCCACTTGGCCGCGCCCGCGAGCACGATCTGGTTGTTGGGGCCGTAATTGGCGGGGTTCAAGACGAGGCTCGCGATATCGCTTTCGAGCGATTTCTTGACCACCGCCAGCCCGAGGCGCACCGCGCGGGACCCGAGATCGATGCCGGGGACGATGCTCGCATCGCGGAGCCATTCGCGCGGCACCTTCACTTCGAGCGCATCCTCGAGGAGGGCGTAATGCTGGCCGAGATAGCCGAACTCGATACGCTTGGTGGTGCCGCCGGGGGCGCGGCGGAGATTATAGGCCATGAAGGCCTCTTTCCCGAATTGCAGGATCTGCCCGCCCGAGACATCGACGGGGACCGCGGGGAGGATGGTTTCACCGATGAGGTCAGGCTGGGTGAAGCCTTGCGCCACGGTGGTGAGAACCGGATCGATGACGCGGACTTGGGAGGTGTTGAGGGCCATTTGGGTTCCTTTCTAGGTATGCGCGGGCGGCTCATCTTTGCGTCAACAAGATCTCGACGAACTGTCCGGCGCCGACGCTCGACTGCCCGGGCATGACCACGCCGGCGATGTGCTCGGCCACGTCCGACCCGGTGATGCCGCCCACCGAATTCGTTCCGGTGGAAAAAGCCAGCGGGTTGGCGCGGATGGCGCGCCCCGAGGCGTCGCTGATCACGCGATCGCCGGGATTGAGGGCGGCGCCGGTTTCGATGATGGCGGTGCCGAGCATGGTGAGGGTGATGAAGTTCCCCGCGGCCGTCGCCGGGTTGACGGCGACGCCGGCGACCATTTGTCCCTGGACGCTCGCCTGATTGGCATCGAAGCCGACGAAGCGGCGGACCGTGATCGGGTTCGCCGCGGCGATCGATTGTTCGAGAAAGCTTTTCGCTTGTTGTGACATGAAGCTGATCCTTTAGTTGCCGCCGACGGCGGCGGATTTAGTTGCCGCCGACGGCGGTGATGGCGGTGATGTAATCGGCCTCTTTGTGGGCTTCCATGAAGGCGAGGGCCTTCAGGTGAAGCTCGAGCCTGGCGCGGTCGACGACCGCCCCCGGAGCCACCTCGACCCCCTTGGGGCTGGGGTGGGGAGCCTCGGGGGCGGCCACCTCGCCGAACGTGATGAGCGGGGGACGCTCGGCGAGGAAATTCTTGAAGAGACCGGCACTGTCGCCGCTTCCCATCTGCTCGAGAAAGAGCGCCACATGCTCCTTCTGTGCGGGCAGCAACTTGCCTTGGCGAACGAGGCCGTCGATGAAGTGGGTATTCTCGGCGCGGATCAGGCGGTGTTCGCGCCGCGCGAGATCCGCCGCGCGCTCGGCATAAAGCGCGGCCGCGCTCTTGTCGTCGTCATCGTCATCATCATCATCATCGTCATTGTCGGCGCCGAGGAGGTAATCCTTGAGCCGGCGCAGCAGCGATTTCACCGCCTTGTCGTCGTCCCAATCATCATCGTCGTCATCATCGGAAAAGGCGATGATGTCGGCGTCATTGCCGGCGAAGGCGACGGGTTTCAGGCCTTTGACGGCGGGGGGCTGGGCGCCCAGGAAGCCGACATGGCGGAGCGCGTAGACGCCGGGGCTGGGGTTGGCGGGGGCGGCGGGTTCGTAGAAGGCGACCGAGATCTTCTTGAAGCGTCCCGCTTTGACGAGTTTGGCGAAGGCGGGGTCGACCTCATGGAGTTCGGCGAAGAGCCGGTCATCGCGGGCATGGAGCCCTTTGACCCAGGCGTAAGCCGGGGCATCGTGGGCGGGGTGCCCGATGACGGCGGGGGCTTCGTGCTGGGCGGGGTTGTAAGCGCTGGCGGTGGCTTGCAGATCGTGCGCTCCGAAGTGGAGAGTACGGCCATTCATGGCTTGATGCCGGCCGGCGCGGAAAATCTCGATTTCTTTCACCTTGACCTCGTGACGTCTGAGTTTCCAGTCACTGAGAAATGGGGGTGGGGCAGGGGAGGTCGTAAGGATGAAGGATCACCTCCCCAGGCTGCCCGACCAGCCCTCACGTGCTTGCACGAGAGGGCCACGAAAAGCCACCCTCGCCCGCTTGCGGGAGAGGGGGGGACCCGCTGCGTAAGCGGCGGGGGGGTGAGGGTGCGGCCGCGAGATCGCTGGGCGCGTGCGGGGGCGCCGCTTTCCCTCACCCTCCCACCGCGTTCCGCGACGGGTCCCTCCCTCTCCCGCGAAGTGCGGGAGAGGGGTGGCTTTTACGTGGCCCGCATACGCGGGCTGGTCTGGCAGCCTGGGCGCCGCTTCCCTCACCCTCCCACCGCGTTCCGCGGCGGGTCCCTCCCTCTCCCGCGAAGCGCGGGAGAGGGGTGGTTGTTAGGTGGCCCTCGCTTCGCGCGAGGGCTGGTCTGGCGGCCTGGGCGCCCACTCGCCCCCGTAGGTCGCATTGATGTAATCCACGCTCGGCCGGAACCCCAGGCTCGCGATGATCTGATCCCGCTCGGCCCTGGCCTTCAGATCCTCCTGCTGGCGCACCTCGAAGCGCAAGCGGGGCCACCCCGCGCCCGGCAGATTGAGCTCCACGATCCAGGGGAGAAGGGTGCGATTGAAGGTCGCGGCCAGGAGCTCGGCGTCGCCCTGGGTCAATTCGAGCCGCACATCATTGTGCGTGTCGGCCGCCGCCTTCGAGCCCGAACCCCCGACATTGGTCGACAGCGTCTCGCCCAGGACGATCTCGGCGATCTGCTCATCCATGTAGCGCGCCATCCGCTCATAAGCATCGACCGTCCCCGAGCGTTGCGCCTCGAGGAAATCGATCTCGAGCGTCTCGGGGATGACCACGCCCGAATCCTGGGCGATCGCTTGCAAGACCGCCATGAGCTGCGCCTGCTCGCTCTGATCGGCGCCCGCCGGATATTTGCCGATCGCGGTGGGCGAGCCGAACTTGTCGAGGAAGGTGAGCCAGAACCCGATATCCTGCCGCTTGAAGAAGACCGGCCAGAAAAGCCGCGTCCCCAAGCCCAGCCCATAAGGGCTGCTGTCCTTGGCGCCGAAGCTGTGGACGATGAATTTGCGGTCGGGCAAAGGCTCGCCCTCGAGAATATTTTCGAGCGTCAAAAGCCGCGGGCGATACTCGATATCGAAGCGGAAACGGCGCTGATCGCGAAGCCGCACTTCCGATGGCCAGACCGCGCCCCCCTCGATCACCCACATCACCTCGCCCACCGCATACCCCTTCAGCACCGCGTCCAAAAGCCCGACGCAAGCCGCGGTGAAGTTCATGCGCTGCAAGGCGCGGGTGACGAAGAGGGCGGCGTCCCGGTCGCGGGGGGAGGGTGAGGCGGGGTCGATGATCCAGGGATAGGCAATGATCGCCATCTTGCGCTTCTGCATGACCGCGAAGACCCGCGGGTCGCGTTCGAGATCATCATAGGTGCGCAACCCCATCGTCCCCCCGCGCGTCGCCAGCGTCTCGTCATTGGGGAGAAGAAGGGTCGAGGTGTAGGGGTGGAAGATGTCACGCTTGACGCTGGCGATTTCGCGACGAAGAGGAGTGGGGAGGGTGGGGGACATGGAGTCATCTCCTTATGATTTTAGCCCCTCTCCCGCGGAGCGGGAGAGGGTGAAGCCGGTGAGATGCCCGCTCATGCGGGGCCGCCCCAGGGCCTGGAACTCGATCGCCGGCCTTGCCTCCTTCGCCGCATGGAGCGCCAGGAAGCACGCCCAGGCGCGGTCGGCATGACCATCGGGCCCCCGCGCCGCCTCGAAGCGCGGCGGCGAGCCCAGCCGTTTCAACCCATGGAAATCGTCCCGCAACGCCCGGTCATCGCGAGGGATGCGGATGCGGCCTTGCTCGAAGGCTTGCCGCCCGAGAAGCGCCAGCATCAGCTTGTTGGCGGCGGTGAAGGTCACCCCTTCCACCCGATGGCGCCCATAGCGGCGGATCGCATCCTCGACCGGCTTCTCGCCCATGCCGGTCTGATCGATCGCGATCTTGCGCGGCCGGTACCGCGCCACCAGCCGGTCGAGCTCGGCATCCTGCTCGGCAAAGCTCGCCCCCTTCAACACCGCGATCTCGCGCGTCCAGAGAAGCCCCTTGACCGGCTCCAGCACATACCCCACCCAGAGATCATGCCGCCGGCCGATATCGTTGCCGATGAAGCAGGGATGGCCTTGATAAGGGTGGACCTCGGCGCCGGCCGCCAGGATGAGGTCGAGGCCGAGCCAATGGCTCGCTTCCTCGAGCCACTTCAATTCGAACTCCTGCGCCCAGGCCTCCTCGTCATGAAGACCGGCGCGTAACGTCTGGAGATCGCGGGGAAGCCCGTCGGCGACCGCGCGGTAAATATCGACGACATGCTTCGACCAGAGACCGTCTTCGCTTTGCATGAGCTCGTGGAACTTGTTGTTCTTGCCGTTGGGGGTGGAGGTGACGCGGATCTTGAAGCCGGCGGAGATCACCGGGAAGAGGGCGCGCCAGATCGCATGGCTGTCCTGGTGAAAGGCGAATTCATCGAGAAAGACATTGGCGGAAAAGCCCCGCGCGGTGTCGGCGTTGGCGGGAAGGGCGGTGACGCGCGAGCCATGCGGCAGGACGATCTCGAGCGCCTTGTACTGGGTGTCGTCGGACTCGCGCACCAGCATGCCATAGGCGCGGGCATGGCGCTTCACGCCATCGATCGCCTCCTTCGCCTGCCGCTCGCCGCGCGAGAGGATGACCCAGCGGGTGGCGCGCGCCTTCGCCTCCGCGTCATAGCAATCATCGGCGATCTCGAGGGTGGTGGTGAAGGTCTTGCCGGTCTGCCGCGCGAACATCCCGATCTTGAACCGAGAGCGGTCGCAGAGCCAGGCGCGTTGGTAGGGGTAGAGAATCATTCTGCCTCACCCCCCCTCTCCCGCTTCGCGGGAGAGGGTGCCGAACGAAGTGAGGCGGGTGAGGGTGCCGCCGCTTGCGGGTCGAGGCCGTATACTTCTTCCCGCACCCGCCTGAGCGTCGCCGCGTCGATCCCTGGCGTCTTCGCGATCTTCTCGAGTTTGGCCGCGGTTTCCCGGCGGATCTTGTCGGCGCTCACCAGGTCCTTGATCGCGCGCGAGACCAGCATCACCCCATGGGGATCGAGCGTCACCCCGTCGCTGTCGGCCGAGCGCAGGAGATCGAAGATGACGCTTTGCATCACCTCGATGAGAAGCCGCCCCTGATCGTCTTCAGGCGACGACCCCAGCCGCGCGACAAAGGCATCCGAGATCTGCCGGACCGCGACCAACTTCTCGCCGATCTTGTCGAGCGCGGCGGTCAAGGCGCCCTCACGCCGGGAATGCGCACGCGCCCCTTCGCCGCATCCTCGCCGCGCTCGGTGAGGCGTGCCACCAGGATCGAGGCGCTCCCGTGCTCGACGCGGCGAAGCGTCACCAGGCCCTGCTCCTGAAGCCAGGCCAATTCGGTGCGCACCTGGTCCCTTGAGCAGCGATGGCCGAGCTCGTCGAGCCCGGAATGGAGGATCGCGTGATTGGCGGTCGCGCCCGAGGCGCGCCCCAGCAGCTCGAGGAGCGAGAGGCGGCGGTCGGCGGCGATGGTCTCGGAGAATTTCATGGCGCGCCCACATGGAGGAGAAATTGGGTGATGAGCTCGGTGCTCTTCTCGATCTGCCGGAGCTGCGCCTCGACCCCCTCGATCTTCTCGGCCATGGCGCGCCGCTCGCCGTTTTGCCGCTCGAGCGCCACCAGGATGCGGGCGATATCCTCGCGCGAGGCGAAGGTGCGATGGAGCGAGAGGAGCGCCACGCCGACCACGGGCGTCAAGATCACCGAGAGCGTCACCGCATTGTCCCAAAACCAGGTGAAAGCTTCTTTCATGGTCACCCCTCTCTCCCGCGGCAGGCGCGAACCTCGTCGCGCAATTGCTGATAATCGATGATCATTTGCGCGATCACCGACGGGTTCGGGAGCAAGGCCAATTCGCGGGCGGCGTCGTCCTCAATCGGCGGGTCATAGGGGATGAGCTCGGGGCAGGGGTTAGAAATCGTGCCGCTGCAAGCGGCGAGCAAGTTGATCGCGATCATGAGGGGCGTTGAGGGCGGCATGGAGCATGGCTTTCTCGACATCGGACTTCTCCTCGAGCTCGACCCCCTTCTCATGCGCCTCGCCCTCGCGCCGGGCGAGGAAGAGGAGCGCGCCGAGGGCGAGGGCGGCGAACGCGGCCAGGATCAGGATGAGCTCAAGCATGGGCTTGGGTCTTGGCGAGGGCGGCGGTGACCAGATCCTTCACATGGTCCTCGGTGAGGCCGAAATGGCTCATGACGTCGGACGCCAAGGGCAGGACATAGGTGAGGGCGGTAGTGATGAGGGAATTCCTGACCTCGAGGCTGGTCTTGCCGGTGATGCGGGTATCGAGGGTATGGCGGGCGAAGGCGATCCCGTCTTCGATCAAGGCATCGAGGGTGGCGGATTGAGCGGCGTCGAGGGTGATGCCGGTATGGGTCTCGAAGGCACTCACCGCGCGGTGCAGGAGCCAGAGCAGGATGGCGGTCAAAGCGGGGAAGAGCAGGGTTTCGACGGTGGTGACGAGGGGGGAAAGATCGATCATGAGGGTCTCCTGGGGTTTTGGAGACTGTCATGTTGCGATGGGCGGGGGTTGGCGTAAGGAGGACGGATGACATCCCCAGGCTGCATAACCCAGCCCTCGCGCGCGAAGCGAGCGAGGGCCACGAAAAACCACCCTCGCCCGCTTCGCGGGAGAGGGGGGGACCCGTCGCGAAGCGATGGGGGGGTGAGGGTGCGGCCGCGAGATCGTTGGGCGCGAGCGGGGGCGCCGCTTTCCCTCACCCCCCACCGCGTTCCGCGGCGGGTCCCCCCTCTCCCGCAAGCGGGAGAGGGTGGTTTTTCGTTGCCCTCGCGGAAGCGCGAGGGCTGGTCTGGCGGCCTGGGCTGGTCTAGCAGCCCGGGCTTGTTACGGTTATGCGGATATGTTATATAAAAATATAACCAAGGGAAATGCCATGCACACCACAAATCTGCGCAAGGTCGGCGGCTCGGTCATGCTGGCCGTTCCGCCCGCCATCTTGGAACTGCTGCACCTGCAAGCCGGCACGACCGTGAGCGTTGCCGTCGAGGATGGGCGCTTGGTGATCGAGCCCAACCCACGGCCGCGCTACACCATGGCCGAATTGCTGGCGGCATCGGACTATTCGCAACCGCAACCGCCCGAGGAACGGGAATGGGTCGATGCGCCCGCTACCGGTCGCGAACTGCTATGAAGCGGGGCGATATCTACGTGGTGACGCTCGATCCCACGCACGGCCGCGAACAGCAGGGGCACCGCCCGGTGCTGATCGTGTCGCCGGCCGATTTCAATGCGGCCACAAAGTTGCCGGTGGTTTTGCCCATCACCAGCGGCGGCGACTTTGCCCGACGCATCGGCTTCGCGGTGCCGATCTCCGGCATCAAAACAACCGGGACGGTGCGCTGCGACCAGCCCCGCGTTCTTGATCTGCAAGCCCGCAATGGCCGGAAAGTCGATACCTTGCCGGCGGCGATCATGGAAGAAGT